ATCGTGATGTAGCCGGTCATGTGAACCATGAACAGATCGCCTGTGCAATCTTCGTACGGTTCGCCGTCATAACTGCGATTGATGTTGTTCTCGACCTCGGATCCGCAAACAAGATATTCGGATGTTGACTGGAGCGGAGGTATCTCGTCAATCGTGTAATAAGTCGTGTTCAACCCTGGTTGTGTTTCGGCTTGAACCGTGGTCGGCCAGAACGCAAGAATGATCGCTGGTAAAGGTATCAGCCACCTTGTTAGATTGCGACCCACACTTTAAGGCTCGGCAGGTTCTTCAACTACAGGTTCTTCAACTACAGGTTCAACAAAAACATCGTTGTCAACGTCATATGTGTAACCGATACCTGCGTATACGCCACGATAGCCATTTGTCGCCGCGTTATATGAAGTGCGTTTACAAGTCAAACTTAAATGTTGCGGCTGGTTTTCGTAAAATTGTTCCCACGCTTCGGTTGAACCGCCGACTTCTGTGCCGTCTGCGTCTAATTGTGTGACGGTTTCGTCAACGCCCGTGATGACTTGAACGACAACATTGTTGCTGTCTATAAATGCGTAATGTGCCATTATGCCCAACTCACATTTCCCGAACCTGCCGTGATAGTTGCTCGCTTGTAGCCACCTGAAGCAGATGATTCTGTGCCTGTTAAACCGACACCAAAAGTTATTGTCAGACTGTCTGCATATCGCAAAACGACTACGCCACTTCCGCCTGATTTACCAGCGCCGTTTGTTGCTGATGATGTGTCGCCGCCGTTGCCTGTGTTTGCGCCACCGTCAGCGTTTGAACCATTGTTAGTGCCTGATGCACCGCCACGAGAATAAGTAACGCTTGACCCTGTTATGTCTGTTGCTACGCCTGCGGCTTGTGTTCGGCTTGACCCTGCACCACCAGCCGCACCAGCACCGCCACCACCACCGCCACCAACACCGCCACTTACTCCTAAACCGCCGTCATAACCTTGACCCGTAACGACACTTATACCAATAGGACCAGCCGTAGAATTACTACTACCAGAACCACCACCTGAACCACCTGAACCACCAGAAAAACTAAATGTTGCTCTTGCGCCTGAACCAAAACCACCACCAACAGACAAAATGCCAGCAAAACTACTTTGATTGCCTCTAGTGCCGTTAACGCCTGCAGCTGCACCAGCCGCACCGCCCGCACCGCCCGCACCGATTACAACAGGATAAGTGTTTGTTTTTGTTAAAACAATTGCGCTTTCAAGCGAACCGCCGCCACCAGTTCCCGTGACCGTTGAACGCATACCGCCAGCACCGCCGCCGCCACCATACCAACCACCGCCACCAGTCGAATTATCAGCACCACCAGCACCCGCACCGCCACCAACAATTAAATAGTCAATAGTAATTCCTGCGACACTACCCGCTAAAAAAAAAATTGCAGCGCTAGCACTTGTAAAATATAAAACGCCGCCTTGCCATTGCGACAATGCCAAACTACTTGCAGTATTAACCGTTGCCGTGCCAGCCGTAACCGTGCATACGCCCGAATTTATATTTTGAATAAACAAAGTGTCGCCCGCACTAAACAAACTTGTGTTAACCGTGATCGTTGTTGCGGTTGCTTTGTTCATCACAACTCGAGTGCCTTTGTCGGCTGCAACAAGTGTGTAACTATCGGTCTTGGTGCTGACAGTTTGGTTGTAATCATTAGCCTGCAAACTGTTCATTTGCGCGGCCGTTAAAACCTGCCCTGCGGTAAATGTTTGTATCGCCATATTTGACCTACTTTAACCTAACCCGTTGTCAGCGTTGATGATACCAAACGACAAATCGTCAAGTATCAACTCGTTTAACACAATTACGGGCGACGTGTAATAAATGACGCTATGGCCTGTATTGACGTTGATCGTGTGCTCAATACCCTCGATTGCTAAATTTTGAGCTAGTGACGCTGGGGTTGTGCCGGGGGCAAACGATTTCTCAATAGTGATCGTGTCAGATATGTCGAGTATTGCGACCGTGTCGCGTTGGGCGCTGCTCAACATTGCAAACGATGTTGCTAGCGACGTGTATCTTGGCTCAGGGTTAGGGTCAAGCAAATATGTTGCCAAGTCAAGCGCGGCCGTATCGTTGTGCAACAGGCTGTTTGTAATGCTGTATGTCTGTATAAAGTACGTTGCTTGACTGCCAGCGTCGTCAACAATTTGCGGGTTGTTGCTACCAAGTATCTGTACGACCGCACGGTTGGTTACTTGATCTGCCTCGAATGTTATGCCTACGCCGTTGTACGGTATGTTCGTGCCGTCGTCGTGAAAATCGGCTACGGCTGGGTCGAGCGTTGTGCCTATGCGCGGCGTAAACACAATGTCGCCGTCACGCGACATATAAATGCGACCTTGCTCAGCCTCGTTGACTTGGGCTAAATAACCCAACACGTTTGTGCCTTGCTCGATCGTAAACGCTGACGCGCCGCCAAGCGTCTGAGTGCCAGTACCAATGTCACGGTTAGCGACGGGAAATGCGACCTCGGGTCGGTCAAGTATTGCCGACACACGAACGCTCGACAATTCCTCGCTGACGTTGTACTCATCTAAAAATGTTTGCGACAACAAATAAAAATCGTCGGCACAAAACACCGTCACCGTATCTAAACCGCCGAGCGCAAAGTTGTAGTTAAAATTGACGATCTTGCCGACAAACAAATATTCTTTGACGTTGGTGGCGCTGTATCGAGACAACCGCACCGACCGCATAGGCGCTAAACCCGGCTTAGCGTTAGGCGTGTCGTAGTAAGGGCTTGCCTCGTCAAACGGCATAAAGATACCGTCGGTGTCAAGCATGGTAAACGACATAGTGCCCGCACCAAACTGGTCGCCCTGATCGCGTCGCCCTCGACGCACATACACCTGATTAACGCCGTCAAGCACACTTGCAAACTCGGTCGTACCGTCAAGCACATATTGAGTGTTATCAAGTTTGCCTTCAGGGTCTGCGTCAAGCAAAAACCCGTCTTGAATAAACCCTGTGTCAATCTCTAAGTCATAATTGCCACTTGCAAGAACTGACACGCCAGCCATTAGACCGCTATCTGTAGATCGAGTGGCCCTGATACGCGCTGGTATGCGAGCAAACTATCTAACACGCTTTGACCGATTTCGGCGCTAGTCGAAATACCGCCCGTGACGTTGATCGTTACAGGCGACGCGCCACGCGCTGCGATACGTTCAGCCATACCAAATTCTGTTAGCGCGCCTTGAATAGTCATTAGATCGCCGCCGCCACCAACACCGCCACCACCGCCGCCAGTTGAGCCACCGCCGCCACCGCCAGCGCCACCGCCAATAATGCTTGGTGGCAAACTTGGCATGATTTGACCTGCCTCTCGAGCCATACGGTCAGCCGTGCGCGTATCGCTTGTAACGGCTGTAGCACCACCGCCACCGCCACCAATACGACCCAGCGCAATTGTCGGCAAACTTGGTATGTCAGCAAACGGGCTGATTAAATTCATGCCACGAATAACAATATTGATTGCACCAATAAACGAATTAGCAAACGTCTCAAACCCTGCAATCAGGCCGTTAAGCACCGTGTTGACGATGTTGCGAAATGTCTCAAATTTTGTGTACGCAAACGTTAACGCGGTAACCAGCGCCGCAATACCTACCGCGATTAAACCAAACGGGTTCAACGCCATAGCAATATTCACCGCAACGATCGCCGCTGCGACTGCCGAGATTGTGCCGGCAATAATCAAAAACGCTTTAGGGTTGCGTTGCGCCCAATCAGCCATTGACTGCAAATACGGCAACACTTTTTGCAACACGGGTAGCAACGCCGCACCGATACTTTCTTGTGTTTCAGCCAAACTGTTTTTTAGTATCTTAAATTTGCCTGCTGCGGTTTCTGCTGATCGTGCGGCCGCGCCACCAAAATTGTCGTTTAACGCCATCATTACAACATCGAGCGACGCGCCCTCTTTAATTAGCCCAGCCATTTCAGGCGACAACGCACGTAGCCCCTTCATGTTGCCTGCATACGCCTTGCTTAATGCGTCGCTGACGGTCGCCAAACTTAAACCCGTGGCAGTTGATACGTCTTGGGCAAGTGTCAATGCGCTGGTCGCGTCACCAACATCTTTAGTACCAACAAGCAACGCCGCAAACGCTGGGCGTAACTCGCTGTCAGCCGTACCCGTCGCCCTCGACATAGCCGCAATCATGTCCTCAGTCGCCGCAACCGTAGCGTCAGTCGCACCAACTACGTTTTGCATAGTGTTAGCCAAAATCGCTTGTTGCTGTTCATCTTCGGCTGCCGCTTTAGCCGCCAAC